CAGGAAAATCTTGATATGAGATATAACCCTGTGAAAGTTATCTGAAAGAGGTGATGAAGTGAAAGAGATTTTAAGAGCCGGAGGAATTGTTCTTCCGGCTCCTGTATCAATGACAATCAATGATGAATTAATCTGGACCTCTGACACTGGTCGCCTTATGAACGGATTGATGGTTGGAGAAGTTGTTGCAGAAAAAAAGAATGTCTCTCTCAAATGGGGGATATTAACAGAGGCAGAAATGTCTCAAATTAGGAGTAAAATTGTAAACGGATTCTTTCCGGTTACATTTCATGACGATGGGATTGATATGACCGTGATAGCCTATCGAGGTACGCTTAGCAAAGAAGTGCTCGGAAGGCTGAGTGACGGTATTTTCTATTATAAGAGTGTAAGTGTGGATTTGATAGAGAGGTAGAATGATGATCAATACAAGCATAGAATATCAAAAAGCGATGTCAGAAAATCATTTTTTTACCGCCCGAGTCATTTGTACATTGAAAGATGGTACAAAACTTAAGTTTGACGAAACAAATTTGAGAGCGGATGGTGTAAAAATTTCAGATGCAGTAAGCAGTACAAGCAATTTTGAAATTGGCACAGCCATCACAAATCAGCTTACTGCATCTATCTACAATGAGAATGATGCATTTTCAGACTATGATTTTACTGATGCAAGAATCAAAGTCTGGATAGGTTTGAAACTGGAATCTGGTACAGAGTGGCTTAAGAAAGGTGTTTTCATCGCCTCAGATCCAACGACGACACCGGATGTTATCACAATTAAGGCACTTGATAATATGAGTAAGTTCGACAAAATATACGATGGAGAATTAGCTTTTCCAGCAACATTGCAAAAAATTATACGATATTGTTGTGCTAATTGCGGTGTATTGCCTGCAAATAGCGTGTTTGATAACTATCAGTATGAAGTACATACAAATCCGTTTCAAGCGTCTGAAAACATCACATATCGAGCGATAATCGCATATTGTGCATTGCTGGCGGGATGCTATGCAAGATGCGATGCGGATGGCAGACTCGAATTAAAATGGTACGACAGAAATGCTTTTGACAGTATTACAGATGGTGGTATTTTTGATGTTACAGACAATGAAAGCTATCAGACAGGAGTAGAGCTGGATGGTGGCAATTTTGCAGACTATACCAACGGAGATGAAGCTGACAGCGGAAAGTTTATAGATGATTCACCTTATTGGCATATACATCGTTTTAGTAGCTTGTCTGTTAATACTGAGGATATCTTAATCACAGGTATTCGGGTTACAGCAGCAGATTCCGAGGATGAAACAGGGGATATCAAAGGCGAAACATATCTTTGTGGTACAGAAGGATATGTTCTTGATATTTCAGGAAATCCGCTTATAGAAGCCGGCAGAGCAAAAGAGATTGCGGAATATTTAGCAACCAAAGCAGTTGGTATGAAATTTCGGGCATTTGATGCCAGTGTGGAGGGGAATCCTGCATGGGAGGCAGGAGATGCAGTCGTACTGACAGACCGGAAAGGAAATTCTTACTATTCTTATCTTACAAATGTTTCGTATAACATCGGAAATTATGCAAGTATTTCATGTGGAGCAGAGCCGGCAGAGAGGCATAGTGCAGACCGGTATGAAGAAATTAATAAAATAGTTTCAGATATTAAAAAAAATGCTCAAAAAGAACTTACAAAGTATGAGAAGTTTCTCGAACAGCTCAATAGTTTAGCAACAAATGCGATGGGGTATTACGAGACACAAGAGAAGCAGGACGATGGAAGCACAATCATGTATATGCATGATAAACCGGATTTAAAAGATAGTACAGTTGTATATAAGAAAACGATTGACGGCTTTTTTTGGAGTAAAGATGGAGGAAGAACATGGACATCAGGAATTGATAAGGATGGTAATGCAGTTCTAAATGTGATAGCTGCAACTGGCATCAGAGGGGATTGGATAGACGCAGACTCTATTACAGCGAAACAGTTGTCTGTAGATTATAAGAAATCTGTCACAAAAGAAATAGAAGATGCAGACAGGCAGTTAAAAGAGTGGTCGACATCCTATATTATGCAGACAATCAGCACAGCGGAAGATAAAATCACTCTAAAAAATGCGAGAGAAATTGCTGCTCTGATGCATTGTTACACAAAAAACGGAGAGTTTTCTGACACATTAGATCGGTGGCAGAACTCAAACACAACGGTAATTTCACTTGTAGAGCATAAAACGCTTGGTAAATGTGTAAGATTTTCAGGTGCATCAACATCGGCATATTTACAACAATATTGGTCTGATATGCAGGCAGGTACTTATAAGTTGCGATTTAAAGCTGCTACAGATGCGGGATATGAGAGTCGAGCAAGAGTAAAATGTAGCTTCAATTCGATGCAGAGATTTACGGATGCAGGAGCATTGAAAGCGGATGAATGGACACAATTTGAATTTGAGTTTGAAGTTACAGCAACAGGAAAGAAATATCTTTATCTGTATGATTATGTATCAGGCATTCCGATTTATTTAAAAGATGTCGAGTTGCTTGGAAAATATGAGACATACAACGAAGCACAGATAGTTTTATTAGACAATAAAATCTCTCTGAAAGTAACAAAAGACGAAGTAAATTCTTTGATTGAACAGAGTGCAGAATCAATAAGATTAAAGGCGAGCAAAATTTCATGGCAATCCACATATTCGTCAATGAGCGAAAGTGGTGTCCTGAAATGTACAAAAGCAGAATTGAAAGGAACACTAAAAGCTGGAAGTGATACAGGTTATTGGGTACAACTTGCGAGTACGGGAAAGCTAACAGGTGGATACGGAAGCAGTCAGTATGGCTACATTGACTACTCTGCTACAGCTAAAAATTTGAATACCGGAGCAACTCACAAAGGGTTACAGATTCAAGGTGGATGTTTGAGAATATCTGTCAATGAATTAGCAACAAGGTCATCAAGTAATGTAAGCGATACAGCGTACATCGGTGGTACTGGCACAATTTCTTATATTTCTAAGATTGTAGATAATGGGAATGGCTCAAT